AACTGACGAATTCATCGTAGGTGAACACATCATGGACTTCCAGGAGTCTTTGACACAATTCGACCTATTCGCAGCACGAACAGAGCAAATGGCTTTCAACGTAGCTAAGAAGATTGACGAATTCGTATTGAACAACCTTACAGAAGACGGAACAGGTACATACACAACTCCAGCAGGAGGATTCGCCACAGCAGCTAACGTAAATGAAATCTTCGCTAACATCAACTCACAAGTTGACGGTTACTCAGACTCATACAACGGAAAGTTCTGTGTTCTAGAAAACACTGACATGGTTGGTCTATACCAAGCAGGAGCAACTAACGGATTCACATTCTCAGACAATGTATTGAACAACGGACGAGTTGGACAATGGATGGGAGTAGACATCTACGTAGTTCGAACAGGTACTTTCACCGACGCAACTGTTGGTACAAAGACTTGGACAAACGCAGGTCACCGAGTAGCTGGAGTAAAGAATGTAGCAACTACAGCACTACCAGGAGGCATCAAGACAGAAGAAAAGATGGTTTCAGGTAAAACTGGAATGGAAGTAGCAACTTATGGTTACGTAGGATTCAAACTATGGGCACCAAAAGTTACTCTTGTAATCGACATCACACTCGCATAGTTATCAGTCCCCTTTATTGGGGGGCTTCTGAGAGAGTGTGTTCCCACCAGCGCACTCACTTAGAATCACCCCCGTAAAGGAATAATCAAATCAATATGGCAATAGCAAACGGAACAAATCCACATCTTGAAGGACTAACACTGAAAGCGGTACAGCTCGCACCAGACGCAGCAGGAAGTGTAACTAACAGCATCGCACCGTCAGTACGTTCAGTAGCACTTCTAGCAAACGTTAACGGTGTAACTGACTTCGTTGTACTACCGGCACTTTCATCAGTACCAGAAGGACACGAAATCACTATCATCGCTGGAGCAGCTAACTGTGAAGTTAGAACACCAGCAGCCTCAGCAGAGGAAATTAACTCGGAAGACTGTGACGGAACAAAGGAATACCTTTTGACCGCAACACAGATTCACCGATTCACTAAAATCGACAACACCATCGGATGGATGGGACAAGGTTTTACAGCTATCGGAGCAGTTGCAACAGCAGTTGTACCTGACTAGTTAGTTCTTAGACTCCCTTTACGGGGAGTTTATAGAGCCAGTTAGTAGCGGTTCACTTAATAAAATTATATGCAGTATCTAAACACAACAGCAACAGGAGTAGTTAAAGCAACTGCTGGAACACTATACGGAGTGGTGGTGAACTCTCACACAAGTGGAACAGTAGTCTTTAATGACGGAGCAGGAGCAACCTCAGCAGGAGTTAAGGCAACGGGTGTCCTAACATCATCAGGGGTATTCCAAGACACAGAAACAGTAACAGTCGAAGGTAAAACTTACACATTCGTAGACGCACTATCGGGAGCGGCTAACGAAGTTCTTATCGGAGCAAACGCAGCAGCTTCACTTGATAACTTCAAGTCAGCAGTAAACGGAACAGCGGGAGAAGGTTCTACATACGGTACAGGTACAGTAGCTCACGACCTAGTAACAGCCACAACTAACTCAGCGACAGCTCAGACAGTTGAAGCTAAGTACATAGGAACATACGCTAACGCATACGCAACCACAGAGACTTGTGACAACGTAGCATGGGGAGCAGTAGTTATGGAGAACGGAGCAGAATCATCTATCTTAATGATAAACACATTTACTTACACGTCAGGGTCAGGTGTTTATATGTTCGGAGAAGGTATCTCTTTCCACAAAGGACTGTATTACACAGAAGGAGGAACAGCAGACGTTACAATAATCTATAAATAGACATGGTATTCAGCGATAACACCAACAACACAGGAATAGTAGAACAGACAAGAGCTATGCTTCGGGTTGATGCTACGCAATACCCTACATATAAGATTGTAAACTCAGTCAACAACTACTTAGACACCGTTACTGGTTACGCTATTGGTGCTGACCGGAACTTCCAGTGGGACGATAGTAACCACACCAAACTACCTATTGGAACAACGGACCTTACAGCAGCACAGTCTGACTACTCGTTCCTAACTGACGAGCAAGGTAACTCTATCCTTAACCTAACGAGGATAGATATTCTTGACCCAGACGGCTCTTACCGAAAGCTAGAGTTGATTGACCAAGAGAACATCACGGTAGCCCTAGATGAATACGAAAGCACAGACGGACTACCAAACAAGTACGACAAGATTGCTGATAACATCATAAGACTATACCCAACACCCGCTACTACGGTATCAGCAGGACTAAAGTTCTACTTCCAACGGTCAGGAAGCTACTTCGTTGCAACAGACACTACTAAATCACCAGGTGTAGCTCCTTTGTTACATCGTGGCTTTATGATTGCCGCAGCTTATGACGGAGCATTAGCACTAGGAACAGAAAACCTGCAAGCTCTCTCAACAGAGACAGAGAAGGAACAGTTCAAGATGAAGAAATACTTTGAAGTACGTAACACAGACATGAACAGACGAATGACACCATTCGCACAAAGCAACAGATAATATGGCAATGATTAACCAAGACAAACCAGCAGTAGGAACACCACAAACAGAGCTGAATATTGGCTCAGGTTACAACCTATTAGTTGGAGGTGTCTATAAGCTCATTGTAGGTGCATTAAACGCCTCAGCAGGGCTTACAAACACTTCTAAGGTATCTGTAGGTGAGACTTGGGGAACAATAGAGTCTACTTGGGCGGCAGAGACACGAACGTGGTTGGCCGTGAGTCAATTGTTCACAAATCCAAGTAAGCCAGCTAACTCTATTACTAACGAATCAAAACCAGCATAAGTGTTATAATTAGGGATATATGCCAAGGGGAATCTACAAAAGAACTGACAAAATGAGAGAAAACATGAGCAAGGCGCATGTTGGTCAAACTGCGTGGAATAAAGGAAAGAAACTATCAGAAGAACATGTAGAAAAACTTAGAGAAGCAAAGTTCGGTAAACCTCGGGCTGGCAATCCAAAGAATTGGAAGCACACTGACGAAACAAAAATTGTAATGAGTAAGAAAGCAGAAGGTCGGACACCATGGAACAAAGACCTGTCTGGTTACACAACACAACCACACTCAGAAGAAACAAAACAAAAAATAAGTAAGGCCAATAAGGGCAAAGATGGCATTAAAGGTGAAAAGAGTCATCTCTGGAGAGGTGGAATCACAAAAGCCAACACAAAGATAAGGAACTCTACAGAATATAAAGACTGGAGAATCGCGGTATTTGAAAGAGACAACTACACATGCCAAGAGTGCGGCGATAGGGGTGTAACCTTAAACGCTGACCACATTAAACCATTCGCACTTTACCCCGAATTAAGGTTAGTTATCGACAACGGAAGAACACTCTGCGTTCCTTGCCATAAAGAAACAGACACTTACTTATGGAAGGCTGCACCGCAAGTTATCAATAAACAAAATACAGTATGAGTACCATAACGAACATCGGAGCTGATGATTTAATTACTGATTCAAGAGCAAACTTGAATGATAATTTTAGTGCGCTTAACGCAGACAAGATAGAAACATCGGTACTAGATACTGATACTACTCTTGCTGCGGATTCGGACAGTAAGGTTGCTACCCAGAAGGCGGTGAAGGCTTACGTAGATGCTGGCGGTAATGTAAATGCTACAGAGACTACTAAAGGTATTGTAGAGATTGCTACAGCAGCAGAAGTGGCAGCAGGTACTACTACAGGAGCAACAGGAGCAACATTGGTAATGACACCAGCGGCTTTCGCAGCTACCACAGCACCAGTGGTTAATGTGTACGAAGTGGGTGACTCACCCGCTACCTGGACAAAGCCATCAGGATTGAAGTATGTAGTGGTTGAGGTACAAGCGGCTGGTGGTGGTAGCGGCGGCACAACAACAGCAACGACAGCTACAGGTGGCGGAGGTGGCGGAGGTTTTAGCCGTAAAACAATAGTAGAGGCAACACTGGGTGCAACCGAAACAGTGACAATCGGTGCGGGTGGTACAGCAGGAGCAGGAACGGGCGGTGCGGGTGGTACTGGCGGTACTTCATCCTTCGGCGCACATGCAAGTGCTACGGGTGGAGCAGGTGGTTCTACTGGGTCTTCAGGTTCTCCTGCTGGTG